TTTCTTTATAATCACAGATGTTCCAAACGGAATGAAGCATTTCGTTAGAACTCCTATGGCTACTGGCATGGACGGTGATTTCAACACTGGAAACGTAAGATACAAAGCGAGAGAAAGATATTCTTTCGGTGTGTCTGATCCACTTGGAATTTATGGTTCAACAGGAGCCGCTTAACTAGCTAATATGGGGGCAGTTATAAAATACTGCCCCTATTCACCTTGACAGCGTAAGCTGACATTTGCCAAGACAAGGAGATTAATATGGGCAATTCAACATTTTCAGGACCTATTAGGTCTCAAAGTACAATTAAGACAGTAAGTAAAAACGCATCTACTGGTACAATTACAGAAGTGATTACTATGGGTGATGCACCAGTTGCATTAGGTGATGAAGACAAAACACTTGATAATGCAACACATAGTGGAAGAGTTCTTGCTGTGCCTGCTATAACATCAGATAGAACAATAACTTTACCTGCTCCAGTTGCAGGAGCTACGTTTAAATTTATATACGCAGGAGCAGCAGAAGAAGCACAAAATCTTATTATCGTCACGCCTGGTAACGCTAACTTTTTCTTAGGAAATGTTCAGCATTTAGATACCAACGCAGATAATGTTGGTGTTTATGCAAACGGCAGTTCTAACTCAAAGTTAACATTAACTGACTTTGGTAGCATGGAAATAAATATAGTAGCTAAAGACAGCACTAATTACTATATTTGGGGCAATGTAGTCTCTGAAGACGTACCTGCTTTTGCTGACCAGTAATAGGGGGATAACATGGCTGATGCAGTAACATCACAAACCCTCTTTGATGGTGACAAACACGTTGTCATGAAATTTACAAACATTTCTGACGGTACGGGTGAGTCAGCAGTCAAGAAGGTTGATGTCAGTGCGTTGAATGCAGATATATATGGCAATACTTGTAGTAGTGTTGCCATAGAGAAAATCTGGTGGCAGTGCATAGGCATGAAGGTTCGGTTGTTTTTCGATGCAACGTCTGACAAATTCATAATAGAGTTAGGTGAAAATCAGAGTGGGTATCATGACTATAGTGAGTTTGGTGGTATAACTAATAACGCAGCAGCGTCTGGAAAGACGGGCGATATAGATTTTACTACCATAGGTCATTCTAGTGCTGATACATATACCATCATTCTGAAGATGCGAAAAACATACTAAATTGTTTGATCCAGTAACTATCTCTGCCGCTGTTGCTACAGCGAGTACGGCATTTAATGGAATTAAGAGAGCTTTTGCCGCAGGTAAAGATTTAGAATCCATGTCGCAAGACCTGTCCAGATGGATGGGTGCTGTTAGTGATGTGGATGCAGCTCACAAGTCGGCAAAAAATCCTACAATGTTTCGTAAAGTCTTCAGTGGCGGTACGATAGAACAAGAAGCAATAGAAGCTTTCACAGCAAAAAAGAAACTAGAAGAGCAAAGGTACGAGCTTAAACAGTTCTTAATGTTCACTCATGGCTCTAAAGCATGGGATGAGCTATTGGCTATGGAGGGTCAAATAAGAAAAAGACGACAGAAAGAGATATATGATAGGAAGATATTTAGAGAAAAGGTCATCAGTATCGTGGCTGTTACTATTGTCGTTGCTATCGGCTCTGTTGTTCTTATCGGGTTCGTCTACACCCTCATGGGATTTGATAGAGGTTGGTGGCAATAACTGCGTAAGAAAGCAGGGAGGTCAGGAGACTTTTGAGTGGTTGTGCGTTGATGATGGAAAAATATATTTAGCTCAATCAGATAACATTAAAAATTGTTTTACCTGTTTTCTTAAAAAGTTTTCTGATTGGACATGGGAACAAGAAATAAGAAAGGGTATGAGAGAAGACCCTAAATATATAACCTGCCGTAGATACAAAAGAAGAAAAGCAAAGAATGGTCAAGAGGTTTGTTTATACAAGGGGGCTAATGATACTTATAGTTTAGTGGTTGAAGGTCACTGCCCTGTAGAGTATCAATGTAAGTATGAGCCAGGCGGAACAGAACCAAACATAGATAGTGTAGTAGATTCATTAAATGATAGCTTTAAATAAATACTTAATATATAATAACCAGAAAAGTACCATAGTGCTTTTAGGGAGATAGCATGGCGGTTGTAACACCAGATTTACCAGAGCTTTTTGAAGAGGCGTATGAGAGAGCAGGTCTTGAAATGCGTTCTGGTTACGATCTAAAGACAGCCAGAAGAAGCTTTCAGATACTAACATTAGAGTGGCAGAACAGGGGTATAAACCTGTTTACTATAGAGTCTGGTACATTATCTTTATCAGCAGGAACAGCTACCTATACTATGCCAACAGACACTATAGATATTATTGAGCATACTATTAGAACAGGAACAGGAACATCACAACTCGATACTAATGTAAACAGAATAAGCGTTTCTACATTTGCCCAGAAATCAAACAAGAACACACAAGGTAAGCCAAATCAGATATTTGTGCAGAGACTGGCAGGATCAACAACAGTCACATTGCATCCTGTTCCAGACACAACATATACGTTGGCATTCTTTAGGTTAAAAGGAATTGATAGTATTTCTTCTGGTATAGCAGGAACTACTACAAATTTTATACCGCCAAGGTTTGTTCCGTGTTTAGTTTCAGGTCTTGCATATTACATAGCCATGAAAAGACCAGAGGTAGCGAATAGAGTAAGTGCTTTGAAGCAAGAGTATGAGTTTCAGTTTGAATTAGCGGCAGGAGAGGACACAGAAACAGCGTCCATAAAGTTCGTGCCTCATAACACATTCTTTACGGTTTAAGATGGGAAAAGCAGTAGGAAAATACGCATTTGGAATATGCGATAGAACTGGATTCAGATATCCAATAAAAGAGTTGGTGTTTGAATTTAACAATGGGAAGAGAACAGGTCTTCGTGTTGGTAGAGATGTAGCTGACAAAGATCATCCACAAAATTTTGTAGGCAGAATAAAAACAGATGATCCACAATCATTAAGAGATGCTAGACCAGACAGAATAGAGCCTTTTTTACTACAAGTAGGGGTGGCTCGTTTTGATGACTTTGATGCAAAGATAGACCCAATATTTGCACAGGTTGGAACGGTATCAATAACAACAAGTTAAATGGCATATTTACAAAGCAATATACCGCACTTTAAGTGTTGGGTTAGAAGAGAATATACACACAATCACCAGAAGTATCATGGTGAGTTTTTACACGCTATGGCTATAGCAGTAACATCTATGCCAAATAGATGTTTAAGTTTTCAAGTTATATTTACAGGATGCGAGTCAGATGACACTGATGATCCAAACGTGCATGGTGGAGCTATGTGGGCTAGGATGCCAATTACAGCTTTAGTAGGAGATACTCCAGTAGAGGAATGGGCAGAGCCAATGCCTGTTCATATGGCACAGCCGTGGGATTGTTCCTCCCGAACCCACGCAGTGTACGTTATGGATAGAGCTACACCATGCCCTTGGTTAGCTAAGATAGATGGGAATATGTATCCTGCTAAATATTATTTTACTGTGGACTATACGGATAGTGAGATAGCTGACGACCCTGCACAACATAAACAAAGTCATGTTTTAGAGCTACTAGATGCAGGAGAGTGGACAGGTAATATAGTCGCTTTGCCAAACAACAGAGTGCGTGTTACACATCCTGCGTGGTTTGAAACAGGTCAGGGTGCGCCTGACTTTCTGCCATCACAGCACATTCACTATTCAAAGTCAGATTTAGATTATGTCTTGGATGTTAACCAGATTTTTGATAATCTATACGCAGATAAAAAGAGCAGGAAATGAATTATACAGAATTAACAAATGCGATCAAGGAATATACAGATAACACCGAAACTACTTTTGTTAATAATATTCCTAACTTCGTCAGGCAAACGGAAGAAAGAATATACCGATCTATTCTTATCCCAGAACTCAGAAAGAACGTAACAACATCACTGACTACGAGTAATAGGTTCTTGGCAAAGCCAACAGATTTTTTAGCTGTATTCTCTATTGCTGTTGTAGACGGCAGTAGCAACTATTCGTTCTTGCTACCAAAAGATGTAAACTTTATCAGAGAAGCGTATCCTGCTACAGCAACATCAGGTCTGCCTGTATACTACTCATTGTTTGATGGGGATAACTTTTTGATAGCTCCCACACCAGACTCTACATACACAGTGCAACTACACTATTACTATGATCCACCATCCATAGTGACATCATCCACCTCCTGGTTGGGAGATAATGCAGAGTCCACACTACTCTATGGTAGTTTAGTGGAAGCGGCTACGTTTATGAAAGGTGAGGCTGACATAGTAGGTTTTTACAAAGCCCGTTATGATGAAGCACTAGAGGGATTGAAGCAGTTAGCTGATGGCAGAAACAAAAGAGATAGTTATAGAAACGGTGAACCAAGGATAATGTAATGTTAATGGAATTACCCAAAACACCTATAGTCAATATACACACAACAGAGAACAGAGGCTTTACTCCAGAAGAAATAGCCAAGAGATGTTCTGATAAAATAATAGAGGTAGGTGACAACGCATCGCCAGAAATCAGGGATCAAGCAATAGCGTTCAAGCAACGCTTAGAAAAAGTTATAGCGTTTTACATGAAAGAAGCTATAAAATCAGACAGAACAACTATTTACAACGCTATTAAAGATGCAGGTCAAGAACAGCTTGCAGAACACATAAGGAGACTATAATGGCTATATCACAGGCAATGTGTACGTCCTTTAAAAAAGAACTACTAGAGGGAAAGCACAACTTTCTAAATAGTGGAGGCGATACGTTTAAATTAGCCTTGTATACATCAAGTGCTAGTTTAGGTGCAGGAACTACAGCGTACACTACAAGTAATGAAGTATCAGGAACAAACTACACAGCCAAGGGTGGAACCTTAACAAGAGTAGACCCTAGCACATCAGGCACAACGGCTCTTACAGACTTCTCTGATCTAACCTTTAGCAATGTAACACTAACAGCTAGAGGGGCTTTAATATTTAATGAAGACACTAGTGGTGATACATCTGTATGTGTTTTAGATTTTGGAGCCGATAAGTCGGCATCTTCTGGTGACTTTACCGTTGTATTCCCAACGGCTGATTCAAGTAATGCGATAATAAGGATAGCTTAATGGCATTTGTGATTGCAGATAGAGTTCGTGAAACGACAACGACAACAGGCACAGGCACGATCACTCTTGCAGGTGCAGTCACGAACTTTGAAACTTTTACTGCTAATCTATCTAATTCTGATACAACCTATTATGCTATTGTTGATAATACAAATGGTGCTTTTGAGGTTGGTCTAGGAACATTTACAGCATCTGGAACTACGTTAGCACGATCAGTGTTAGCAAGTTCTAATAGCAACAATCTTGTAGATTTTGGTGCAGGAACTAAAGATGTATTTATAACCATACCTGCCAGTAAGATGGTGGTCGAGGATGGCAGTAACAATGTTGCCATAGGAGGTACAGTTACAGCTACAGCTTTTAGTGGTAGTGGTGCATCCCTTACAGGTGTTGATGTAGTAAACGATACTAGCCCTCAGTTGGGTGGCAACTTGGATATGAATGGCAACGATATTGTCACTACGTCAAATGCAGACCTAGAGTTAGCTCCAAACGGAACAGGAAAAGTTGTTGTAAAAGGAAATGACAATCAAGGTGCTATAAAGTTAAACTGTGAGGCTAACTCACACGGACAAACAATAATCGCAGCCCCTCACTCAGAGAGTGCTAATAATACGCTAACCCTACCTAGCACAGGTGGAGATGCTCGTTTAGTATCAGCAACATCTACGGCTACGCTAACCAACAAAACGCTGACAAGCCCTGTTATAGAAACAGTAACAGGATCAACTATTACATTAGATTCAGCAGGAGACATAACCTTAGATGCAGGTGGAGCCGATGTAACGCTAAAAGACGATGGCACTACATTTGGTAGTTTAACAAATAGCAGTGGTGAGCTTGTCATAAAGTCAGGTTCGACACCCACAACAGCCGTTACATTTAGTGGAGCAAATGCAACCTTTGCAGGAAACCTTACAGTAAATGGCACAACAACGACTGTGGATACTACAAATACAACTATTAAGGATAGTTTGTTAGAGCTAAACAGTGGAGCAACCTCAAACTCTAACGACTGTGGTATAGTCATAGAAAGAGGCTCAACTGGCGATAATGCCATACTAATGTGGGATGAGAGTGCTGACACATTTGTAGTAGGAACAACAACAGCCACTGGGGCATCTACAGGAAACTTAACCGTTACAGACGGAGCGTTACAGGCAGGATCACTAGACATATCTGGTGACGTAGATGTAGACGGAACGCTTGAAGCTGATGCCATGACATTAAATGGCACAACGATTACAACAACAGCAACGCTATCAACAGGTATATCAAATGGAAATGTTTTGGTTGCAAATGCAAATATAGTAGATAATGATTTTCTGAGAGTTGACGGAACAAGCATTGAGGGTAGAAGTGCCTCTGAGCTTGCAACAGACATAGGGGCAGCCACAACAGACGATATTATTGCATTAAGCATAGCGTTAGGATAAAGGAGAAAACACATGGCAAATGACGCAATAGCAAGCATACAGGCAACGGTGCTTCCTGATGAGATAGCCAAGACGCTTTCGGCTACTATGACGGTATCGCCCTCTGATGCAAACGATAAATGGTATTTTAAAAAGACAAGCGTATCAAACTCTAGTACAGACTTGATAGCAGGTAACTACACGGATTACACAGCCGTGGATGATGACACAGCACCGACAGCCGTAGCGACAGGCGACAAAGTAAACTTTCTGTTTATCAAGAATATCGACACAAACAGTAGAAGTATCTACATAGTGTTGGATGCAGGCACAGCATCGTCTTCAGTAGGTGATGGGATTACGATAGGTCCGAATGAGTTCTTTTGTGCAAGATTACCAAATACAACGGTTGCTGATATACACGCAATATCATCAGCATCTACAGCAGAGGTTTTAGTTTGTGCGTTATTAGATGATGTAGGATAAAAATATGCCTAATACATTTAAAAACAAAATAAAGGATGGGAGCAACACATCAGCAAATGCTTTTGCCACTGTGTATACTTGTCCTGCAAGCACTACAACAGTTGTACTAAGCATCAATCTTTGTAATATTACATCAAGCCAGATCAATGCTAAAATAAGATTGGTAGGTGATGAGACAGGGCATCTTGGGTTTAACATACCCATACCTGCTCAAAGTGCTTTTGAATTTATGGCAGGTAATAAAACCATTATGCAAGCAGGACATAGTTTGCAAGTATCTTCGAACACAGCAAACAGCCTTGATACAATCATTGGAATAATGGAGCAAA